AGGAGGTAATATGTCTACATGGACTTATGATTTAGCGACTGATATAGGCAAGGTGCGTTTGCTTATATCGGATACTGATATAGTCCCAGTTACGGATGCTCAATTCTCCGATGAAGAGATACAAGTCTTTTTAACTATGGAAGGTTCAATTAATTTGGCTGCGGCCTTAGCACTTGAAACATGGGCGGCTATCTATTCTATGTCTACTGATAGTGAAAGCATTGGTGATTACAGTTATACTCAGAATGTTACCAATAAGATGCTGGAACTTGCTAAACGCTACAGAGAGAACGAAGCAACTGAACCTGTCCTTGATTGGGGTTCGTTTAACTTAACGGATACAGAGGAATGAGCTACACATCGTTACTGATACACATTTGCGATATAAAACGGCATACCCAGACAGGAACGGATGCTTATGGCAATCCTGTTTATGGTTGGATACCGCCAATTTATTCTGATGAACCTTGCCGATTAGTAGCGAGTTCAGGTAGGGAAATTAAAGTCGGAGCTGAAGTCGTAATATCGGATTGGAAACTTTTTGTTGATGATTCTGTGGTCCTAACTGAGCAGGACAGAATTGATAATATCCGACTTGCTTCTACAGGTGCGGTAATAGATAGTTCAACTTTTGAAATTCTATTGGTTCAAATGAGAAGTGATGGTATAGATAAACATCATAGCGAGTTAGCGCTTCAGAAGGTGGCATGATGAAATTAAATATCTCAGTCACGACTAACTTAAAAATAAAAGAGGTCCAAGATAAAGTAAAAGAAGCTGCCGAGAAAGCCTTAAAAAATGTTGTTGTTGATATTGCAAATGACGTGGTAAAAGGAAGTCCTGTTGAAACAGGCAATAACAGACGGTCAATTCAATATGAAGCTAAAGGACTTGAAGGTTCTGTCTATTCTACTTCAGGTTATGGGGGGTTTCTTGAAGTTGGAACTGTGAAAATGAATGCACGGCCTTATTTTAAGCCAGCACTTGATTTACACCTTAAGGAATTGCCTGAAGGAATAAAAACGGAGTTAAAATGACAGATACGAATGCAATCATTAGAGCCTATTTAATAACTTGTGGAACTTTGACTGCTTTAATAGGAGGCGCGACTCCGAGAATATACTGTCCGAGATTACCCGAAAGTGCGACCTTGCCAGCCGTAAGCTTCTTTACCAGGGGGGGAACATCAACGCCATATATTCCTGACATACCAGATCCAAGTATTCAATTTGACTGTTGGGCAAGCGATCCTATCACGGCCAGGAACATATATGATAAATTATATGATAACTTACAGGGAATTCAAAACGTTGTTGTAGGGGCTTATGAAATCCTCTCAGCAGAAGAGGAAGTTCAAGGTCAGGACTTACAAGATGAGATTCCTGGTTACTTTAGAGTACTTACTTTTTTTAAAATAAAAATTAGAAGTTAAATTAGGAGGTATTACAGATGGGTACGAAAGCAAATGTATTAGTTGGTGTAGCGGCAGTAACAATTACCACTGCCTTACTAAAATCAGGCGGACTAAAAGAGGCTAGTATAGCTACCATCGCTACGTTTTACACCATTGACGGTGTCCAGATGTCTATCAAGAGTAGCTTCGCTAATGTCAAGGTTGAGGAACTCGTAGGAACTATTAAACGAAGATTGACTGACCAAGAGGTTGACTTCACATTTACCTTTGCGGAAGGCGCACTTGCAAACTTGGTAGCAGCCATTCCTGGAAGTGCGATCAACGTTGGTGGAACTGTCGTTACCATTGGTGGTGGGCTTGCAGGCAGTTCACTATTACAGGAATTTGCCTTAACAATCGTAGGACTTGATCCTGCTGGTACTCCGCGTACCATCGTAGTCACTGCTGTTAATCCTACTGGAGAGGTTGGTATCCCATATAAAAAGGGAGAAGTATCTGTCATTCCAGTTACTTTTTCCTGCATAGTAGCAGATACGGGTATATTCTGCACGATAACAGACGGATAGGAGATAATTATGGGTACGAAGGCAAATGTATTAATAGGTACAACTGAGATTACATTGGGAGTGGGCGTGCTTGCACGAGTTGTAGGTTATACCATGGATGGCGTTACCATGAGCGTTAAGAGTGATTACTTTCATGCAAAATCTGAAGAAAATGTAGGAACTCTTAAAAGATACCTGACAAATCAAGAGGTAGAAGTTACTCTAAATATGGCTGAAGGAACTCTTGTAGATTTAACTGATGCTATTCCAGGTTCTTCTTTGGTAGGTGCTGTTTTAACTTTAGGTGGAGCGACCTTACAAGAGCATCGTCTAACATTAAAAGGCATGACTCCAGGTGGCCGAGATAGAGTTATAATTTTAACTTTAGTAAATCCTATTGGAGAAGTTTCTATGCCTTACAAAAAAGGTGAAGTTAGTGTAGTTCCTGTAGTATTTTCTGCCTTGATAGATGATAGTGGGGAGTTTGGAGAAGTAACTGATGCACAGGCTGATGCTCCAACTTTAATGGTGGGAGCTAACACTAAAAGTAACGCAGCCGGTACGATTATAGAAGCGAAGTTCAGTAAAAATATGGCTAATCCAGCAGGCAAACATCTTGAATTTTGGTTTACAGAAGCAGACTTCGGTTCTGTCAGGTCGTTTAGTTTAGCTTCAGTAGCTGGCGATACCATAAGCTTGACTGTAAGCGGAGTGGCTATTACTTCAGGAAAGGCTCTGGCTTTATATTACTCATTAGGTTCTGTAAAGTCAACTGACATAGGAGTATTGGCAAGTTTTACTGCTAAAACGGTAGTTCCGAGACCTTAAAAATAAGGAGATATAAGTATGGAAACAAAAAGAACTGAAGAAGATAAAGTCTTTCAGAATGAGATTTTAATCATTTTAGGCGGCAAGGAATATAAAATTAAACCACTTGTAATTAAGCAGTCTCGTAAGTGGAGGGCCAACTTTGCTAAACTATTGGGAGATCTACAGCAATATGCGGAAATAACTACTGTTACACCAGATAAGTTTGAAGATGCAATCAAAACCATACTTGTGGCGATGCCTGATAAAATAGTTGATCTTGTATTTGAGTATGCACCGGGATTAAATCGTGAAGAGATTGAAAACAATGCAACTGATGCAGAAATGGCAAAAGTTTTTGAACAGATTATAGAGGTGGCACTCCCTTTGGCACGAAGCCTAACAGGAGCAATGAACAAGCTCTCTCCATAGGCGAAGCATTTGAATTCCTTTTAACAGAGTGGCACTTAACTCCAGAATATATTTGTAATAACTGGACTGATGAAAAATTTGCATTAATGATAGAGAAATTAAATGAAAGAAAACAGAGAGAAATGGATGCTATGCAACCAAGAGGAATTGGAAAGGAGACTGATATTATGGTTTCAGATACGGAGTTATTTAAAGAACTTGGCAGTAAAATAAGAAAAAAATAGGAGGTCAGAATGGCGATCTCAGTAGGTGATGCTCTTCTTAAAGTAGGCGTAGATACCCGTGAAGCAGTGAGTAATCTTGAAAGCTTTGGAAAGAAAGTCCAGAATATAGGACAATCCCTATCTAAAGCTTCAACACCATTTTTAATTGCTGGAACTGCTATTGTTGGTGCTTTAGGACTTTGTGTCAAGGCTGCGGCAGAAAGTGAGAAATCACAGGCAAGATTGGTTTCAGCCTTAAAAGCTACGAATCAATATTCAGCAGAACAAGAAATGGCAATGTCGAAGTTATCAACTCAAATGCAACATCTTACAGGTGTTTCTGATGAGGCTTATACTGAAGCACAAGCCTTTGGACTTCAACTTGGACTTACAGCAGACCAGACAATGAAACTTATACCACATATTGCAGATTTATCAGCTTCAACAGGTGTTGATATGGAAACTGCTATGAGAGCAGCAGCAATGGCAACAGAAGGCAATGTAGGTATGCTCAAAAGATATGGAATAGAAATCAAAGTAAATGCAGATAAAACTGTAGATTTTAACAATGTTTTAGATGGTTTCGCTGGCTTTGCAGGTGCGGCAGAAGCAAAGGGCAAAACTTTACAGGGACAAATGGCAATTGTAAAAGAAACTTTTGGAGATTTAGCAGAAAAAGTCGGCAATGTGTTGATACCTATTATAAAGAATTTTATTGATAAATATATTAAGCCTTTGATTGAAAGACTGCAAGCTCTTAATCCTCAAGTAGTTGAAAATGGAGTTAAATTCGTAGCTATGGCTGGAGCAATTCTTATGACAATTGGAGTAGTGGGAAAACTTATTGGACTTATAAGTGGTTTAGGAAGTTTATTTACTCCAACAGGTTTGATTTTAGCAGGCATTGGTGCTTTCATATTCTTAATTGTTCAAATAGTCAAACACTGGGATGAAATCAAAGTAGCAATGACAGGCTTTTATGATAAATGGATAAAGCCTTGGCTTGACCCATTTATTAAAGGCCTTGAATGGATTGTAAATTTAGTTGAGAAAATAGTTAATTGGTTTAAAAAAGGAATGGGTAATATGACGGTGAATGTAGTAGGAGCTGGAGAAGCACTTGGAGGACATTTTCAAACAGGTGGAATCGTTACAAGACCAACTATTGCAATGATTGGAGAGAGAGGCCCGGAAGCAGTTATACCTTTAAATCAAATGAGCAATGATGAATCATTACGAATTCAAAAGGATATGCTACGAGAGCTAATAAAATTTAATGAAATTACTTCAAAGCGAATAGCAAGAGACATTAGTTTGGGCGTATCAGGATTAGGACAAAAAGCATGATATATCTAAAAAGCTTAACAACAACTTATTTGATAGACGCACATCGAAACCAAACTCAAGATGAGAGAGGAATTATTTATAATTATCCTTTCACAGACTTGAGCGATTCTATAAGAATAGGATTAAATCCTCAAAGGATCTCCTTTACTCCTTACATTACAAATTTAAGTACAATTCCCTGGAGAGATATTATTTCAATAAGTTTTGATAATGTTACTTGGCAGAAGATTCTTTTTATGGACTTCTCTTTTAATACAATTCCCGGAGGCGGTGTTTATCCTTTTACGGTTAATATGATAATCAGTCCTTTAAGACTCGGAATGACCCATGCTTCAGGCAATATCTGGGGTCTGAATGCTACGCCTAATTTAGTGAATGCTGGTAACCATACGGCCTATGCTAAATTAGTTTACTACGCACCAAGACTTTATTTTCCACTGGTGCAGAATTTAATAGACTTTGCAGGAAGCTCGATTGCTTTGACAAATGTAAGTACCAAGACTTATCAGGGCGTTAGTTATCCTGCAAATACTCCAATTTTTAACGAGGGACTTTATTTAAGCAATGAATTTGCTGATGTAGCTAAATTAACTTTTTATAATACTACAGTTCATACAATCATTGCTCAAATAAAATCTACACGATATCCTACTGATTGGGTCATTGGTAGTGGCGGTATAACAAACCTTTTAACCGCTAATCAGTCAAATGCTGAAACTGATACGACAGGAATGGATTCAAGTGGTGGAACTTTCTCAAGAACTACAACGGCGGGAGAGTTTTACGCAGGGATTGCAGGATTTAAACTCGTTTCTACGGGTGCAGGTAATATTTATATTTGTACTGACCCAATAAGTGCAGGTGTAACAGCAGGAAAATACTACGCTTTTAGTGTTTATGCAAAGGCTTCAACTGTTGCAAAAAATTGGTATATTAGGATTGTATGGTTTGATGCTGCGGATGGTTATTTAGATGTAACCGCAACAACTTCCGTCGCTGCTTCAATTTCTTTCACAAGATTATTTGTAATAGGAAAAGCACCCGCAACTGCTGCTAAGTATAGAGTAGATGTCATGTTACTTGCGACAGTTGCGGGTGACACTCTTTATATAGATAACTTAATGTTAGAACAAATAAACGAAACAACCATAAAAGTCTGGGATGATGGTTCAACGAATTGTCTTTGGATTGACATACCGAATAGCCTTTTAGTGTGGAAGGATTATGTCAATACTTTCTGGGTTGACTTTCCGACAATTCAATTCTTAACGGAAAATTCAGCTCAAGTAAGGCAAGTAGTTACCATCGTGGTGACTCATAATGGAGACATAAAAGGACTTCATTGTAAATATGAAGGTGGAGCTTTTGATGATTCGACTTCCGATGCTTTGGATGCTTTGGTCTGGACGAATGAAATGACTTTAGGTAGGTTTGATGGAAGTCTATTTAATTTAATTCAATATAATTATATCTTAATTGCTACAGAATATGGAGATTTAGATTTCTCGCTTGATGCCTTGAAGTTCAATGATTTCTATATTACGAACAAAACGGCAGGAACTATTATTTACGATGAAGGCAAACTTACCGATGAAGATGGCAATGACATTTCAGGATTAACTTCTGGAGATTTGTTAGAAGAAGGAATAATTACGATGACGGAAGGACTTTCAGCAAGATGGACGGCAGAAATAAAAGATACATACTTCCTATAAAGGTGAAAAATGCTACCAAGTTTATCTCCAACTAATTTAAGCGTAGTACCACTTCCTGGCGTTGGCGTAGAAGTCAGGGCAACCTTTCACGATGCAAATACCAGTGATGGAACTTACGCAAGATTTGAGGTCTCAACTGATAATACTTTTGCAGCAACTGATTATGATTCGGGACAAGTAGCAATCACTCCAATTACGGATGGTGCAGAAGGAATTATGGTATTTACCTTCATTCCTTTGGCTGCAGGAACTTATTATTACAGACTCTGCTTCTGGGACGACATTAATTATACTAAAACAACTTGGCTTGTATGGAATGGCACAGTTGTTTCAAATACTCCAAAGGTAGGATATATACGACCTTCAAGCGATAATTCAGTTGCCATTGAAACAGTTTTTCCTGCTGCACCAACGACTCACTTTGACAAGGTTGATGAGATAACGCATAATGATGATACTGATTATGTTGAAACGGCAGTCGGAACGCCCAAAGACCAGACAGACTTATATAATTTGGGAGATTTATCAGATGTTGATTTCAAAGATATAAATTCAATCGCAGTAAATGCTTACTGTAAATTGACGGGGGGAGCAGGTTTAAGTGCTGTTTTATATTTAAAAATTATTACTCATGCAACGCCTTATTCAATAGTTGCAATAAATATTGATGTTGACGGTGCGTATGTTTTGATCGGACCTTGGACACACGCAACAAATCCTTTTACAACTGTGGCTTGGACGCTTGATGAAGTAAATGATCTTATAGCAGGAATAAGACATTATATCAATGGTGCATCTTTGCATTTAAGAACAACGCAACTTTATGTAGAAATAAATTATAACATATATGTTTTTACATTCACGCCTCCTGGCAACAACATTTTAAGCATTGGCTTTCCTTCAATAACTTCAGTTGAAGTAGACAACGATAAAGACAAATATACTTTCGATGTGGTTATAAGCGATTCTTATTTAAAGCCTCCAATCGTGACTTTAAGTACTGGAAATGACACAGAAGTAATGGACTATGTAAACAGAACAGGTTCAGGTCCTTATTCTTATACTTTTTCAAAAACTGTTTCACTTGAGAGAGGCGACTATGAATATCACATTGAGATAGGCAATGTGTGGACCCTTATAATTGACAGCATAAGATTTTTGCATGCTAATTATAACTTGAATCAGGAGCCTAAAATAGAAATCTTCGTAGGAAATCAAAAAATTGAAACCTGGAATCATCTTTTAACGGAAAACATCTTGCCTGACCTGCCTGAAATTGAATTTGATTCTGAGGAGAACATACAAAGCTTTGATATAACAGTAAGATTTACAAAGAATGATTTTAGAGAATACAATATGGAAATTCAAGGCATATCCAAAATCCCTGAAGGTTATCACATAAGAGCAAAGGAAGTCGCTAACAGAGATTTGGAACAAGTCATTACATTTGCCTCGCAGGCCGTAAATTCATTAACTCTTTTGAAATCACTTTTGCCAGGATATATCTTTACGGGAGATTTACCAGAGATAATTTACTTGCAGGCTTTCTTGGACGAAAAGATTCTTGATATTTTTAAAAGGCTTTTAATTTTGAATTATGCAATCGGTTACATCAGAAATAAGAAAATATACCTTTATGATTTAGAAAACACCAATGCACTATTTAAAATGAATGTTGTGGATGCTCAAATCGGATATGATTCTGATCCATCTGTTATCATAAATAAAGTAAGAGAATATTACATCAGAAAAATGTATCCAGTGCCAGAGAACATTTTCACGAATTATGATGCAACAAATTGGTTGGGAGTTGTTTTAGATGCAAGACAAACGGTAAATGGTATTTTGCCTTTATCTGGAAGTCTTTATTGTCTTAAAGGAACTGGAACTATCTCTCGAATCCTTGATTTTTTGTGGAGTGATTTTGATCAGTTGAATATGAATTGGTGTCCTGATACGGCAACGACTTTAGAAATAAGACTCGAAACGGACGCGGGAAATTATCGAAAATATATAAGAACTTTTTCAGGACAGAAAGGTTCAGGATTTGTTTTAACAAGTTCACAGGCAACAGATGTCGTAGTTAAAACACTTACTTTTGCAGATAAATACGTTAATCTCATAACGGGCATTGTAACTAAACAGTGTTCTTACAAAATTGAATTGAAATTAGATGGAATTGTCGTATATACGATGGATTGGGAAGCTGCAACGGGATTATTTGGCAAGGCGTTTGCAAATACTTTATGCGATACGATTGAGATAAGTTTTACAAATCTATATCCAGTAGGAGTGACTTATGGAATAGATTGTTCGAATCTTGTCATTGAAGAATATAAACAAGTTTATGAAATTACAGGAGTAACAGTCCTTACAACTTGGCATAGTCGATATTCAGGAAGTACACATTTAAATTGGACTTATGATGCTCCATCCTCGACCTGGAGTGGTACGACTCATGAAGAATATGGTGCTGTTTCGCCTTGCGTCGGCGACGAAACCTATGCCATAAAAATCAATCATAGTTATATTTATGCAAGTTTAGGAAAGCCAAAAGTTGGTGGAGGAATGACATGGACGAATTTCCATTTAGGCGTTGGAATAGGTGTTGGTGTTGATGAAAGAGGCATTCTTGTGGCTGATTTTAGTTGTGAATATTCACTTGAGGATCCTACCTGGGTAATCAATCTTGGCAGTGTAAATTATAGTTTTGATGTCAACAAGATATTAAATGATTTTAGTGGAGAATGGGTGTGGAAATATGCTACTTATGCTTGGGCAGAAGTTTACAATCTCTGGGATAGTCTTTCAATTCCATTCTCCTTGTTTACAACGGTGGGTACACCTACGAATCAAATTAATACGATAAGACTAATGGCAGCAGATGATAATTGGTACGATACGATTTATTGCATAAAGAATACTCCAGTACCTCAATATGTGGAGGCAGAGAACGCAGAATCAATGGCAAAGGGCATTAAATTTCAGGAAAGAAAGTTAGATGGCTGGAGTTCAAAAGAGTCGGCACTTGCCTTTGCGA